GATGTAATTTGCGCCACCCGTAGACACAAGCCGCATAGCAGAGTTGCTGCTAGAGATAAACTGATCTCCCGCAGATGAAGCAAAAACATGCAGTTTTCCAGCAGGGCTTGCGATCCCCACCCCCACGCCGCCCGTGCCCTTCGGCGTGAGCGCGAGGTTGATGTTCGTATCTCCTCCGACCGTCGAGATCGTCGCCGCGCCGCCCGTAGCTGCGTTCGCGATGCCGATCTGGTTGACCGCGCTCGCGGTCGTCGTGAACGAGATCAGCTCGTTGTTATTGCTGTCCGCGATTACCGGCGAGGCGATGTTGAACTGGATCCCGGTCGCTCGGGTCGTAAAGATGTCGGTGCTCGCGATCACATGCCGGATCTGCGCGGCCGTCGTCGAGGTGATGTAGCTCGTCTCCGCGCTGTCGACGGCGACCCGTGCGACGTTGTTCGTCGCGTCGATGATCGCCACCGGGATCGACTGCGCGCCGTCGTAGAGCTTGAGCTCATAGTTCGCCGAGGTGGTGTCGACCCAGAGCATCCCGGCCACGATGTAGCTGGGCGCGCTCGAGCCGCCGTGCGTCGAGTGCACCGCGTTGCGCCACGAGTTCAGATCCGAGGCGAGAGCCGTCCCGCTCTTCGTGTTCGGGTCGATCGTGCCAAAATCATATTGAGCCATTAGGTGCCCCTCTCTCTGCCGAAGCCGATAGCCTGATAGTCGAAGGTTCGACTGATCGCCGTCCCGGCGCTGTTGCGGAAGATAACATCGAAGCCGGTGCGCGTCTTGCCCGAAATCGCGTAATAATCGCCCGTCGCCATGTTCTGCGCGGCGATAGTAACCGATCGGAGCTCTTTGAACCACGGAGAAAAGACGACGGAGTAAGTCGCCGCGCCGGAGACGAGATCGTTCCCATAGTCCACGCGATCCGGCATGTCGATGACGGCGGTCAGCCCGCTAATGATCGGCGTGATCGTCGCGAAATTGCTCGTCAGCACGGCGCGGAACTTGAGGTGCCGCGCGGTGTAGTCCCCGACGACAAAGCGCCGCCACCCCTGATAGACCGGCGTCGCGCTGTCGACGATCGAATAGTTGACTTGCAGCTCGACCGAGATCTCGTCGCCGGTGTCGTCGCCTGCAAGATCGGCAAGCCCTGCGAGGGTGACCCACGTCGCCATTGTCGAAAGCCCGCCGGAGCTCGAGACGACGGCGTCCACGGTGACGCGCGACGTGTAGACCTCGCCGAGATCCGTCTCGCCGAACTCGTAGTAACCGACCTCGGCATAGCCGACCTCCGGCGTGACCCCGATCGTCGGAACCGACGCGAGCGTCGTCCACGTCGACATCAGGTTTCCGCTGCGGAGCTGGATCACCGCGCCGTTCCGGTCGACGTCGGTCGTCGTCCCGAGCCAGAGCGGCTCTTGCGTGAGCGTCGAGACGACGTTCTGCGCGGCCGGATCCTCGAGCGAGGCGTTGATGAACGTCGCGGACACTGAGCGGTTGCCCAGCACGTCAAGCGCCTTGATCCCATAGGATCCCGAGCGGCTCGGCACGGTGAACGAGCGCGCCTCCCTCGGGAGCGCGTCCGAGAGGACCGTCATCGTCGTCCACGAGGTGTTATTCTGGTTCGCCGAGTAGCGGATCTCGTAGCCGATCACGTCGACCGCGATCGACGGGTAGGTCCATTCGACGTAGGTGTGATCCCCGATCGTGTTGAGGGTGAAGGTGTCGACCTGCGGAGGCTTGGCGCTCGCGCCGATCACGGTATGGTTCGAGATGTCGGCGAAGAGGCTCGTCGTCGCCTCGTCCGGTCCGATCGCGCGCACGCCGATGTCGTAGTTGATCCCGCTCTCGACCGGGAAGATCTGCACATAAGGGCTGTCGACCGCGCTGTAGGGCATATAGCTGAACGGGTCGTCCGAGCCCGATCTGCGGAAACGAGCTTGGAAGAAGGCGGTCCGCGTGACGGTGCCGTCCTTGGTCTTCGCGTTCTTGCCGGGCTGCACATAGAGGAAGATCGAGGGCACGACCGCGCCGCTCGAGGTGACTTGCAGCGCGAGCTCGTCCGAGACGACCTGCGAGATCGTCGGGATCGGCGGACCGATGAACGACGCCGAGACCGGCGCGGAGAGCGCGGTCGTGTAAGCCGGGATCGTGATCGCCGAGTTGTAGATCTCTGGCGAGTAAGGGACGCACGTCACCGCCGCGCCGAGGTCGTCGAGGTATTCGATCCCCGCGACCAGCACCTCGAGGCTCTCGAGGTTCTGCTCGCCGAACTGGTAGAGATCCCCGACGTTGACGCCGGTCCCTCCGCTCGTCACGACGACGGTGTCGCTCGTGACGGTCGTCGATGATGCCGCGACCGTGAGCGCGAGCGTCGCGCCGGTCGTCGTCTCCCGGACGCGCAGGGTGTAGACCTTGCCCGCCTCGCGCGTCACCGGCTCGTCGAGGACGATCGTGTTCGTCGAGCGAGAGACGACGCGCCCGGACATCTGCCCGATCCCGGGGACGTCGTGCGTGAGGCGGCATAGATCGCCGCGCAGCGCGACGAGGTGCTCGACGTCGATCTCGAAGGTGAAGATCTCCGGCCGGAGGCGCGCTGCCGCGATGTAGTGCCGCCCGAGCTTGTAGACGTTGTCCGGGTCGGTCTGGCCGGGGAGGTCGATCACTTGGAAGGTCGTCGCGTTCGCGGCGTTGAAGCCGTCGTCGTAGATGACGCGCTCGTCCTCGCGATAGTCCGCGTTCTTGTTGAAGAAGCGGATCCTAAGCGCGTCCGGGATTTCGTTGTAGAGGATCCGCCCGGCGAAGTTGCGGGTGTTGCGCGGAGTGAAGTGCTGGACGACGGTCGAGCGCGGCTGCTCGATGACGACGGTCCACTTGTCGTCGATGTAAGCCGGGCTCGCCTTGCCGGCGTTCGCGACGTCTTGCAGGAGATCCCGGACCGAGAGCTGGAAGTCGACCACCTGATCGAAGGCGAGCCCGTTCGTCGCGCAGAAGGTGAACCACGCGCCGAGCGCCGCGTCGTTGACGTTCGCGGCCGCGACCGGCTTCTTGTTCGGCGCGCCGGTGAGGACATAGCGGTAAATCGCGGCCGGGTTCGAGGTCACGCTCGTCGCCGTCGTCCATGCCGAGCCGTTCCACGTCGGGATCTTGAGCGAGACGAGCGCGTTCAGTTGATCGACGACGCCGTTTAGCTGGTCGGTCGCCTTGATGCGGAACGCGCTCTTCGCGATCCCCGAGAGGAGGACCGGCTGCGTGTTGGTGTTGAAGGAGCGAAGATCCGACCAATCGGCGCGATCGAAGACGCGGTCGTTCGTGAGGTTCACCTCGGCGGCGAACCGCTTGATCTGAACCTCATACTGCCCCGAGGTGAGCGCCGTCTTGCGCTGCGAGACGCGCTTCACCTGCGCGGTGTCGTCGGTATAGGTTTCATCGAACCATGCGGTCCACGACCCCGCGCCGACGAGGCGATACTCTCCGACGATGCGCGCGGAGGTCGAGATCCGCTTGCCCTTATTGTTCGTCGTGAAGAGCCCGCTCGGGAAGGTGATCGTGATCCCGATCTCGGTCGTGTCGAGCGCGGTCGTGCGCGAGACATAAGCGTCGGTCAGCCGGATCGCGAGATCATCCTGCGAGACGTCCCCCGGGTAGAGCCCCAGCGTCGAGGCGGTGCCGGTGAAGTCGTGCTCGACCTCGACGTCGGTGAAGTCCTCGATCGGCGTGTTCCCGATCTTGAGCTGCGAGACGTCGACCGGCCCATAGCCCCAGATCATGACGAAGCGCAGGAATTGATCGTTCCCGACGATCTCGGTGTAAGGTGCCGCGCCGTAAGGCGGGACCATGCGGTGCGTCCCGAGGACGACGGGCACGGTCTGGAAGGGCGTAAGGCTGTTGCGCGCCGCGCTGATCGCGTAGGTCGGGCTCTCGGAGCGGTTCTGCACCGGGCGCGGACCGAAGAGCGCCGAGGCGGCGTAGGTGATCGCCATCGAGATCGCAGCACCGGCGACCGAGGCGGCGAACGTCCCGGCCGTGAGCCCGATCGCCGTCGTGATCGTCGGAGCGGCTGCGGTGGCGAGGATCGAGATGATCGAGACCGGATCCTGCGGAACGACGCGCAGGTAAACCGACGCGCCCGACTTCGGCCGGACCTTCGACCAGAGCTCGGGCTCGATGTAGTCGCCGCCGAGGAAGGCGCTGATATGATCGCGCTCGAGCTCGTCCGGGACGAGCGCCGCGATCAGATCCGCGAGCGTGCCCACCGGCGCGATCCGGACGACCAGCCGGTCGCCCTGCGCGAGCGGGTTGAGGACGAGCGTGACCTCGATGTATTCGGCGAGCGCGCTCTCGATGTATGGGGTGAGATCATTCAAGGCGATAAGCTCCGATCACGCGCTGCAAGAAACGGTTGTCCCCCTTATAGCGCGAAATGCACGAGCCGACGACCTCTTCTGCATGAAGCACCAAGCCGGGCTCGGTGACGATCCCGCAGTGCGTCGGACGCCGCTTGCCCCGGTGCATCCCCCACATATGCAGGACGTCCCCGGAGCGCGCCTCCTCGATCGGGATCGAGACGCCGGTCGAGGCGAAGTCGGCCACGGTCTCCGCGCCGCCCTCGATCTGCGTCTCGAGCTCGTTGTGGCGCGGGAGCCGGATCCCGAAGACCTCGCTGTAGACCATGCAAACGAGCCCCCAGCACGACGCGCCCTCGCGCGTCGATCCGTTCCATGCGAACGGGATCCCGACGTAGTTGTTCCACCAGTTAGAAGATGCCGGGGAACGTAGAAGGCGAGAAGGTTGCACTTGGGAAGGGCTCCGTGAGGAAGTTGTCGATCGTGAGGTCGATGTCCATCGCGTCGGCGTTATAGCTTACCGAAGCGGCCACCAGCCCGGAGATGCTTTGCAAGATCACGGTCGGCGCGCTCGCCTCGATGACCTTGAGAGAGAAGACGACGCGCTCGCGCTGCCCGGCGAGCGTCCGCAGGATGTTGAGCTCGCTCGTGACATGCGAGAGCGTGAGCCGCGCCCGCACTTGCAGCTCGGGATCGTCGGGCGGGAGCGTGACGGCGAACGGGAAGGCGATATAGGTGTTCGCGCCGGAGACGACGTTCTCGGTATTGTTGACGAGGTAGAACGTCGGGACCGCGCTGTGCGAGATCTCGAGCAGCACCAAGAAGACGTTGGTCGTCGTCTGGGAGTTGACGGCCGTGATGACCGATGTCGGGAGCGTGCGCGGCATTAGGGGAGCACCTCGAGCGCGAGATCGACGCGCCACTGGGCAGTCCCGGCCGTGCCCCCGCCTGCGACCGCCGAGAGCGTCGGAGGCTGCACGAAGCGCACCGAGGCGGTCGAGAAGTCCGAGGGGTCGATGAAGTCGAAGGCGTCGGTCCCCTCCGAGAGCGTCGTCTTGTAGAAGGTCTCGAACGTCGCGCGCTCGGTGCCGGTGAAGAGCATCGTCCCGGACAAGAAGCGCGAGGTCGCGGTGAACCGCTTGCGCTGCTTATAGGGTCCGGTCTCGGTCTGCGAGCGGATGAAGCCCTGTTGCCGCGTGTCCTGCACGCCGAGCTCGAAGTATTGCGGAAGCGTCCCCGGCCATGTCGGCATGATTTAGCCCCTTTGCTGCAAGCGGTTGCCGAGCCCGAACGTCGTCCGGATCGCCCGGTAGGTCGGCCCGCCGGAGGTGATGTCCTGCGCGATCGCGCGCCCGATCTCGACGACGATGTTCCCGGCGCTGTCCGAGGAGGCGGTCGCCTCCTGCCCGCTGTAATTGTTGATCGTGACCTTTGGCGCGCTGTTGCCGTTCGCTGCGACCACGCCGAGCTTGCCGTCCGCGCCGCGCGAGAGCGGCATGATCGCCTCCGGACCGGCTTCGCCCATGAGCCCGATCCCGTTGGCAAACGGGAAGATCGTCGGCCCACCGACGACGCCGCCCTTCGCGAAGGCGGTCACGCCGGATTGATCGAAGACGTTGCCGTTCGCCGAGAAGATCGCCTTAATCCCGTCCGCGATCGGTCCGGCGAACTGTTCCGCGAAGAGATCCTGCGCGACCTTGGCGAGGACGTTCGAGGCGAAGCTGAGAAGCGCGTCGCCCAGATCCGCCGTGCCCTTGAGGACGGAGGCGAAGGCGCTGTTGAGCTCATTCTCGACGGTGCTCGCCACGCCTGCGACCAGCTTCGTGAACGGGTCGAACTTAGCGTTCAGATCCTCGATCGCGCGGGTGTAGACCTCGCCGCTGATCGCGCCGGTGCGATAGAGCGTCTCGATCTTTTCCTGCTCGGCGGCGAACCGCTCGGCCTCGGTGCGCGTGCTCTCGTAAAGCCGCGCAGCCTCGCGCTCGATGTCGCTCGCCGCCGCCGCGCCGCCTTTGAGCGTCTCGTTGAACTTTTGCAGAGCGAGCTGCGCCTCGACCGCAGCGACTTGGTTCTCGACATAGGTCTCGCGCTGCCGGGCAAAGAACTCTCCCCCGACCGGCGCGTTCATAGCTGCCGCGTTCTGAGAGCTGAACCGCTGCTCGGCTAGAGCCCGTGCCTGCCCGATCGGATCTCCGGCGAAGCGCAGTCGGATCTCGGCCTCTGAGCGTGCGGAGGCGCTTTGCGACGCCATCGTGATCGCGTTCGAGGCTGCGCGGCCCATCTCGTCCGCGATGCGCGCGGCTTCTCCCGCCGCAGCACTGAGCGCGCTCGGGAGATCGAGGTTCTTGAGATCGAGCCCGGCGAGCGCGGCCTGCAAGAGCTGATCCGAAAGCGCGCGGCCCTCCTCGGCCGATAGCTTGAGCCCGTCAGTGGCTTCGTTGATAGCCTCGGCGAGCGCCCGCGACGCGGCGATCCGCGTCTCGGTGTCTTCGGCCTCGAGGACCGCTGCCATCTGGATGACGAGGTTCGCTGCCGCTTGCTCTGAGACGCCGAACGCGGAGGTGATGCCCTCGAGCCCGCGCCGGTATTCCAAGAGCTGTTGGAGGTTCTCCTCCTGCACGAGCCGACGCGCCACGAGAGCGTCGCTCTGCTCCCCGGTGAGCTGGAT